TCAAATTTTTTTATGCTATTAATATGAATATCATCTAGAGTTGAGATTTCTTTAGTATTATCTACAACGTGTATTCTTTTCTTACTACATCTTTCTTTCATCATATTTAAATACTTTTTGCAAGTTAATTTTTTATATGCTTAATAGTTAAAATGGGTGGTGGATTATTACAATTAGTTGCTTATGGAGCACAAGATGTATATTTAACTGGAAATCCTCAAATTACTTTCTTTAAAGTAGTATATCGTCGTCATACTAATTTCTCAATAGAATCTATACAACAATCAATTAACGGAAAGTTTGATTGGGGTAATCGTGTATCGTGTCAAATATCACGTAATGGTGATTTAGTGCATAAAATGTATGTAGAAGTAGAATTAGAACAATTAAAAGACGGAAGTGATATATATAATATTCTTACTGAAGATTTAGATCGTTATGTTAATTTTATAGGTCATCGTTTATTGAAATCAGTTGAAGTTGAAATTGGTGGTCAAAAGATTGATAAACAATATTCACATTGGATGTATATTTGGAATGAGTTATCATTACCTGTTGGAAAAATGGATGGTTACCAAGAAATGATCGGTGCAGATACTGATATGACAAGTTTTACAAATAATAAAGTATATATTCCTTTAGAGTTTTGGTTTTGTCGTAATATTGGTTTAGCATTACCATTAATTGCTCTTCAATATCACGAAGTAAAAATAAATATAGAAATAGAAACATTTAATAATTGCACTTATAATGGAACTGCTTATGTTAAAAATGCAGATGTTCAAATTGCTAATATTAAATCAATTAAAAATGCGACTATTTGGTGTGATTACATATTCTTAGATACGGATGAACGTAAAAGATTTGCTCAATTATCACACGAATATTTAATAGAACAAGTGCAAATGAATGAAAATACGCTTTCAGGAACAAACGAACAAAATATTGCTTTAGTTATGAATCACCCTGTTAAAGAACTTATATGGACTATCAATGATACTGTAAAAGCAACTGAACAAAATCAATGGTATAATTATACTGATAATGGATTATTTACAGAATCTAATGTTGAAGCAATCGAACAATTTGGCGACGATTCAAATCTAAAACTTCAAAATACCTTATTTGGTATAGATCCGGATGGAAACAATTCAATTACTTCAGCTAATTTACAATTAAATGGCAATGATCGTTTTGCTAAAAGGACTGGAGAGTATTTCTCGTTAGTTCAACCATACCAACATCACACAAATATACCGACTAATGCTGGTATAAATGTATATTCATTTGCGTTAAAACCTGAAGAACATCAACCATCAGGAACATTAAATATGTCAAGAATTGATACGGCTAAATTAGTGGTAAAACCTAAAGAATCAGGAACAATAAGGGTATGGGGTGTTAATTATAATGTCTTACGTATTTTAAGTGGTATGGGTGGTTTGGCTTATTCTAATTAAAATATAGTATGATATACACTATTTATATTATTTGTTTAATAACCAAATCGTTAAACATATATTCTAAATTATCTGGAATATCTTTAAAATATTTAATAAAGTTCAAATAAAATTGAATAGGTTCAATACCTTTTGTATAATACAATATGATATGATATACTATAAACATTGATAATCCAAATGCAAGATCTGTTGTATTAAATTCATGCTTTAATGTTAAAATTGGTAAAACTTTAACTAAAATAATTGCAAAAACAATGAAGAATAATATTTTTTTTGTAGATATGTTAAGATAAATCATATAACATAACATCCAACATACAAATGATAAAATTAAATAAAATGTAATAACAGGATTGAAAGGTATAATAGCTAAAATATATAAAAAATACCATAACAAAACATAAGTTGAGAAAAAATCTGTAGTTTTATACATTAATATTTTTTATCTTAACTAAGAATAAAATGGGTGGAGGTCTTCTTCAACTTGTAGCTTATGGTGCCCAAGATGTTTATCTTACCGGCAACCCTCAGATCACTTTCTTCAAAGTAGTTTATCGTCGTCATACTAACTTCTCTATTGAGTCTATACAACAAACCTTTAACGGAAATGCTACCTTAGGTCAGCGTGTAACTTGCCAAATCTCCCGTAATGGTGATTTAGTTCATAAGTTATACTTACAAGCTACTGTGAAATCAGGATCTACTGCCAAAAATGTTGGACATAAACTTATTGAACAAGTAGAAGTTGAAATTGGTGGTCAAATGATTGATCGTCAATATGGTGAATGGATGTATATCTGGAATGAACTTACTTTACCTGAAGGTAAAAAAGAGGGTTTTAAAAAAATGATTGCTAGTGATGGTGCTTCTTCTACTGCAGTATCCGTATATGTGCCTCTTGAGTTCTGGTTCTGCCGTAATATTGGTTTAGCATTACCATTAATTGCCTTACAATACCACGAAGTTAAAATCAATCTTACATTAGGTTCAGAAACTACACTTGGTTCAGGTGCTACAGTTACAAATGTAGAATTATGGGCTGACTATATCTTCTTAGATACTGACGAACGTCGTCGTTTTGCTCAATTATCCCACGAATATCTTATTGAACAAGTTCAATTTACTGGTGGTGAATCAATTGCTAGTAGCACCACCGGTGCTGTAACAACAAAATCCAAACTTTCATTTAATCACCCTGTTAAAGAATTAGTATGGGTTAATAAACATAGCACTGATGATCAGTTCAGTAATTTACCAACTACTGATTTCCAACTTCAACTTAACGGTAATGATCGTTTTGCTAAGCGTGATGCCAAATATTTCACACACGTCCAACCTTATCAACATCACGAAAATATTCCTGATGACAAAAACATCCACGTATATTCTTTTGCATTAAAACCAGAAGAACATCAACCATCTGGAACTCTTAATATGTCTCGTATTGATACAGCAACTGCTATTGTTGGAACTAAACATGTAGCTGAAGGAACTCTCAATATGTATGCTGTGAATTACAATGTGCTTCGTATTCTTAGTGGAATGGGTGGTCTTGCCTACTCTAACTAAATATATTAACAAATTATTTTTTTTCTGTATTAATAATAAATACAAAATGGGTGGAGGTCTTCTTCAACTTGTAGCTTATGGTGCCCAAGATGTCTATCTTACCGGCAACCCTCAGATCACTTTCTTCAAAGTAGTTTATCGTCGTCATACTAACTTTTCTATTGAGTCTATACAACAAACCTTTAACGGAAATGCTGGTAAAGGAAAACGTGTAACTTGTCAAATCTCCCGTAATGGTGATTTAGTTCATAAATTATATGTAGTTTTTACACACGATGCATCTATTACTGATGCTCGTAAATGCATTAAAAAAGTAGAAGTAGAAATTGGCGGTCAATTAATTGATCGTCAATATGGCGATTGGATGGAAATCTGGAATGAACTTACTTTACCAAAAGGAAAAGAAGCTGGGTATGTTGAAATGATAAAAGCAGAGTCTAATGCGGACACCAAAGCATATGTTCCTCTTGAATTCTGGTTCTGCCGTAATATTGGTCTAGCATTACCACTTATTGCTTTACAATATCACGAAGTTAAAATCAATATTGAATTTGATGGGACTCAAGAATTTGGAGATGCCACCTTATGGGCTGATTACATCTTCTTAGATACTGATGAACGTCGTCGTTTTGCTCAATTATCTCACGAATACCTTATAGAACAAGTGCAATTCACTGGAGGTGAAACAATCAATAGCTCTAATCTTTCTGCTAAATTATCTTTCAACCATCCCGTTAAAGAACTTATATGGCAAGGAACAAATTCAAGTGGAACAATTATAAAATTAGGAAACACTAAGCTTATGCTTAACGGTAATGATCGTTTTGCTGAACGTGATACTAAATATTTTACTCACGTTCAACCATATCAACATCATACTAATATCCCAGATAGCGATTGTAATATCAATGTATATTCTTTCGCATTAAAACCGGAAGAACATCAACCATCGGGAACTCTTAATATGTCTCGCATTGATACTGCTCAACTTAAAATATCTGATATTACACAAGGATCAGGTGAAGTCAAAATCTACGCTCACTCCTACAACGTCCTCCGTATCCTCAGCGGTATGGGTGGTCTTGCGTATTCTAACTAAATTATTACTTACTTACTTCTTTTTATTTACCATATTAGGATATCCTAATACGGCATTAACACCTAAAAACATTGAAATAATTGAACTAGTTAAAGCAGATTGAAAATAATAATTATTAAAGTTCATAAACTTAGACGTTATCCTATTTAATTTATTAACAATGTGTGAAGGATTACCAGTTATAACTGAATAGCATATCATAAAACTAGATATAAGTAAAGCATTTTCAATACCATTAATAAATATTTGTTCAATATTAGATTGTTTAGCAATAAGTATATTTTCATTAACATACCATGGTTTATCAGGTATTACAAAACAAATTTGAGGTTTTTTAACAAAAACAGAATTAAACAACATTATTCTAATTTAACTTTATATTCGTTAGTATTTTTAATATATACTAAATCATCATTTTTTATAGGTGTATCATCTATATATTTACCATCTTCTGTTCTAAGTTTAGTATATTTATTATTATATAAAGTCCAAGTATCATATTCGTTTTTATATAAAACAAGTGTAGGTTTATTTTCAGTAGATTCTAATTTACCGACAATAAACTTTTTCATCATATCTTTCATTTGGGCAGTTTCATCACCACGATATTTAATCATATAATACACCTGTTTAATATTGTATTTTTTTATTAAAAATAAATAAATAGTAATACCAACAACAGCTAAAATAACTATCGCAAAAAGTATGAGAAATATAATACCCCACGACATTTATATTAAATAAATATATATTTTTAAATAAATGGGAGGTGGATTATTACAATTAGTAGCCTATGGAGCTCAAGATGTTTATCTTACCGGAAATCCTCAGATTACTTTCTTTAAAGTAGTTTATCGTCGTCATACTAATTTTTCAATAGAATCTATACAACAAACTTTTAACGGAAATGCCATTTTAGGTAATCGTGTAACTTGTCAAATATCCCGTAATGGTGATCTAGTTCATAAATTATATTTAGAAATAAAAGCAGTAGCAGGATCAAATCCAATATATCTTCAACCTTTCTATGGTTATAGAATGATAAAACACGTGGAACTTGAGATAGGAGGACAACGTATTGATAAACAATATGGTGAATGGATGTATATTTGGAATGAACTTACAATGGATCAAGGTAAAAAAGAAGGATATTATGAAATGATTGGTGGTAATTCTCTAAATAAATCAGTTGAATTAAAAGACGAAAACGTGCAATTATATATTCCTCTTGAATTTTGGTTTTGTCGTAATGTTGGTTTAGCATTACCTTTAATAGCTCTTCAATACCACGAAGTTAAAGTTAATATAGAGTTTAATTCAATGGAAAATATCAGAGCAAAAAACCAAGCTGATGAACTTGCTTCAGATAACACGTGTAACATACAAATTAATAACAATGATTTTACATCATTTAGTGCTACATTATGGGCTGATTACATCTTTTTAGATACTGATGAACGTAAAAGATTTGCTCAATTATCGCACGAATATCTTATCGAACAATTGCAATTTACAGGAACAGAAAGTATAACAGCAAATACAGTAAAAGCATCACGTTTAAGTTTTAACCACCCTTGTAAAGAACTTGTATGGGTAGTAAGACCTGAACCAGCTACAGAAGGTTCTAATATCAACTGGAATAACTTTACAAATGCTGAAAACAATAATATAATTAAAGATAATCTAATAACAACAGCTAAACTTCAATTAAACGGAAATGATCGTTTTGCTGAAAGGGATGGAAAGTATTTTTCGTTAGTTCAACCTTATCAACATCACAATAATATACCAGTTAATCAAGGTATTAATGTATATTCATTTGCATTAAAACCTGAAGAACATCAACCATCAGGAACATTAAATATGTCGAGGATAGATACAGCACAATTACAAGTTAAAAGTAGTAAAGCAGGTGAATTATTTGTATATGCTGTAAATTACAATGTTTTACGTATATTAAGTGGAATGGGTGGATTAGCGTATTCTAACTAAAAACATAAAAATAATATTAAAACTTATATAGCAAAATTGAACTCTTGTTCATTGCCATTACATTCTGTTTCAACAACATTAACCCTATAACATTCTCCATCAAAATCGGAATAAAGATTATTGGAAAAAGGTGTAGGTGTTTTAACTATTTTTTCTTTGGTATTATTTGTAACAACAATGTAAATAATTCCAATAATAAATGCTAAAATAAAAGGTATAAATTGAAATTCAAAACTTGTATTAATCTTCATTTAATTCTTTTAACTCAAAATAATTTTTATAAGTATAAATATCAAATTCAGGTTTTTTAAAAGGATATAATGTTTTAAATAAATTAACTCGTTCAATATAATCGTTGGTATCAGAAGATTGTCTTAAATATTCTGCATAGTGTTCTTCATAGTCTTTACGTTTAGATGATATATTTTTAATATATTTATCACGAAGATCAACTAACATATTTAATTCTTCTTGTTTATTAGTATTGAACATCATACAATGTTTTTTAAATTCAATAGGAGTGGATGTAAATAGTTTATACATTTTTATTTTCTATATTTATAATTTTCTCGAAAGAACTTTTAAATTGATTATCAATTGATTCAGCTCCATTCATTTTTCCTTCATATGTGTGTAAAGGCACATATTTAACAACTGTTTTTTGTTTCTTAACACTACTAATTTTATTTTCATAATAACCTTGAACTATAACTAATATACCAATAAATACTAATAATAAAATAACATTTTTCATATTTTCTTATTATAGATAAATATTATTTAATCTACATTGGTCATATCAATAGTTTCAACATTGTTGAAAGGATCTTTAGAAGATGTAGTATCAACTACTTCTTCTTCATCATCATTAATATCCATACCAAGCATAACAACATTAAGAACTTTTTTAGAAAAATCAACAGGTTTAATAATTTGATATCCGGAATACAATAAAGCACTATTGATAACAAGATCAAGAAGATCTCTCAATGAATTATATTCTTCAGTATCATTAATATTCTTAATTTTCTTAATAATAGGATGTAGAGGATTAATTTCCAACACTCTTTTATTTAACATAGCATTAGAACTATCAGTTTGTCCTAATGTTTGCGATTTAATAATCTTTTCCATATTAGCCGAAAAACCATTTTCAGGTGAAGATACTATACAAGGTAATTCAGATACTTTATTAGTAATTTTAACTTCACTAAAGGTGGTATAAAGACGTTTAATATAATCGCAAAGTGATTTATATTCTTCTTTTTGTTTTTTAATAAGTTCTTTATCAGCATCCGTTGTATTAGGTAATTCAATATCACCTTTAGTGATGCAAGTTAAAGTGCATTCTTTGTGTTGCATAAGTCGTTGACACATATATTCATCAACTGGATCAGTCATAAACAGAACATCTAAACCATTTTTCTTAAACCTATCTAAGAATGGAGATGTTTTAAGTATATCCATATTATCACCTGCAATGTAATAAATATGTTTTTGATTTTCATTCATAGATGTAATATAATCGTCAAATGTGATCATCTTATCGGGTGAATTAGCCGAATAGAACATTAAAAGATCAGAAACCCTTTCACGATCACCGCTTTCTTCATAAACACCAAGTTTAATATTTTTTTGATATGTCTTATAGATTTTGAGATAATTATCCATATCATTCATAGCAGATTTTAACATATCAATGCTTTTCTTAACAACTGCTTTTTTAATAACTTTAATAACCTTATTCTCCTGTAATATTTCACGTGATACATTGAGAGGTAGATCATCAGTATCAACAACACCTGAAATGAAATGAAGCCATTCAGGACATAAAACCGCACTATTATCACTGACAAATACTTTACGAACATATAATTTAATATTATTTTGTTTTACACCTCTTTCAAATACATTATTCTTAATTTTTTTAGGTAAATACAAAATACCTTTATATTCTATTTGTCCTTCACCACTAATATGTTTATACGTATAAGGTTTTTCATTATCATTTGTTAAAGACTTATAAAAACCATAATAATCTTCTTCTTTTAGTTCATTGCTTGATCTAGTCCAAATAGGTTTATGTTCATTTACTAATTGAAATTCTTTAACAGTTTCAATAATTTTTTTCATCTTCTTAGGTTTTTCTTCAACATCTTCAATAGTAACATTATCAATATTAGATGAATCAACATTAGAAGTTCCATCAGTAACAGTTACATCTTCTTCTAATGATGCTTCTTCGTCTTCAACTTCTTTAGTTTCCTCACGTTTAATGAATACTTTTATAGGATAATTAATGTATTGTGAATGTTCTTTTACAATAGCTTTTAATTTATTAACATCAGTATATTTGTCTACAGCTTCGTCAGTTAATAAGCATTTAATAATAGTTCCTTGAGTAAGGTTATAATCAGGATGAATATGATCTTTAAGGTTATCTTCAGTAAGTTCTTCAATAACATATTGTCCTCCAGCATCTGAAGTCCATTTAAAATATCCAGAATCCGCTTTTTTAGTAATAATAGAAACTTCTTTAGCTACCAAAAAAGCAGAATAAAAACCAACACCAAATTGACCAATTAAATTGCTATCTTTAACTTTTTCCATAAATGCTTTAGTTCCTGAACTAGCAATTGTTCCTATATTTTTAATAAGTTCCTCTTTAGTCATACCAATACCAGTATCAATAATATGCAATTCTTTATTTTCTTTATTAGGTAAGAGTGTAATACAATTATCTACTTTATTGTCAGGTTTGTTAGTAATACAAAAGTGATTATATTTGTCAATACTATCACTAGAATTTGAAATAAGTTCTCTTAAGAATATATCCTTATTGGAATAAAAATTATTAATAATAAGTTTAAGTAGAGCTGAAATATCAGTATCAAATGAAAAGGTTTCAGTCATCTTTCTTAGTTGTATTTAAATGTTTTAATTAAGTTTTTATATAGTTTATAGTTTATAGTAAAAGAAAAAGAAAGAAATTCAGATTTTAGATATATGACATAATACTCAAAAATTCTTCTTAAAATTTAAACATTTTGAAGAAGATAATAATATAAAAAAATCAAGATATTGTATATGAATCATACAGACTTATTAGAATGTATAAAATATCTGTTGTAAAATTAGCAAAATGTATTACAGTAACTAGTATTTCAGGAACATACTAATATAAAACTTAATATATTACTTAAATAAATGAATATTAATTTTTTACACCATGTTCCAACTTTAACTGAATTTTATAAAGTAAGTTGGATATCACCTTTTAATGATAAATATAGTAGATATGTAGAACCAGGTATTACTGCAATAAATAAACTATATAAAAAAATAATTTATAAAAAGCAACCATATCTAGTATCAAATAAAACAAATGAAAAATTATTATATTTAAAAAAAGAATATATAAAATTAACAAATAGTGATTTTTATCTTACAAATGTTGATGAATATATTTCTAAATCTAAATTACAAAATATAAAATCAAAATCTCTTAACAATTTGCAATTAACTACAATATATTTATATCAATCTGATTTTTATTATAAATATTGGAATGAACAAAAAAGACAAATAACATTACGTAAGAAATCAACTATGCAACCAAATTATATATATTTAGAATTTTTAGCGAATTATGAATATTTTATACAAATTGCATCTCTTGATAATCATACAATAATTATTGCATTTAATGAAAATTCTTATAAAATAATAATATTTAAAAATGATGAAAAAAAAAAAATTTGTGATTCTATATATGCAATAAAATGGGCTATTAAAACTAAACGTAATTTTACTATTAACGACGAAGATATACTTAAATATATAGTAAAAGTAGTAGAGGATCAAAAATGTTATTTAGAGCGCTTTTATTATTACGCTGCTGATTTTAGTTTGCCAAAATTAAATAAATATAAAAATTTTAAAAAAGTTAGTACTAGCCAATCTGCAAAAAATATATGTAATATACCATCTAAATTTGTAGATGCTTTTGATTATTATAATAATGATGGTGATAAATATATTACTGCTAAAAATGAACTAGCGAGATATATATATAATAAAAGTAAAAAACAACCATCTATAACACATTACAAATTTGCCAATAATGAAATATTTGAACCTGATTCAAAGGTAGTATTTTATAGAGGTATGAACATACCTAAAAAAGAAAATATCAATATATTTCATAAAAGAGAATTTATATCAATAACACGAAATAAAATTGTAGCAATGGGGTTTATGGATATAGGATTATCAGCAGAAAATTCACATATATTATATGAAATAACTTTGGAAAAAGGAGTTCCATATATAGATTTTAAGATTTTAGGTCAAAATACATTATATTTTGAAGACGAATTATTATTATTTACAACTCCTTGTGCATTTAGATATGAAGAACCTATACCAACAAATACAGGTGTAGGTGTGTATTATATTTGTGAAGTGTCTATATCTGTAAATGAACTTATACAATATAAATTTAAAAACATACCTGATATAAAAAGATTTAAAGAATTACAACTTGATGATTCACTTTTATCAGAAAATAAATCAAGCTCATCATTTAATATTTCTTCATCATCATCAA